CTCTAGTGCCATTTTAATAGCATCATTAGCAGTATCATCTTTATCACTAAATTCAATAGCAACATCAACACACTTCAACTCTTTAATTATAGACATCCTCTCTGCCACATTCATAAAATACTTTCCTTTCTTCCTGATTAACCAATCATCAGAATTAACAGCAACTCCTAGAGTTCCTAATTCTTTTGCTGCTTTAAAAAATGCAATGTGTCCACTATGTAAGGGGTCAAATCCACCGCTTACTAATACTAAAGTTGTGTCGTTCATAGTTATCCATTGTACTTTTTACGTTTAGGTTTGTCAACGTCCTTCTTCTTCTTTTTTTTCTTCTTAGTTCCATTACCATTACCTAAAAAGCGATATCTAGGAGCCATTATGAATTTAAGTTAAAAGGATTAACAATCTCGACTTGGATTGGTTCACGAAGAATATTATAAAGTTTGTGATATGCTACTGCTGTAGCAACTTGAGGAACAATAAAAGCTACCATTGCTACTACCCAGAAGATATAGTAATAGTTTTCTTTGTTTTGTGTTCTCATTTTGTTTGAGTATTCGGAGAGAATCTAGGATCATTATAAACCCTTGGAATATATAGTCAAGTATTTTGGTTGATTATCATGGCATCAGAAATAAATCAATATGCAATATATGATTGCAATATTCTAAGGATCAATCTAAATGAAATGGTTGAGAGAAGAGCATCCTCCCAAGGTAAAACATTAACAGATCAAGAAATAGATGATATAGCAGTAGTTCTTAGAAGAAAAATAGATTGGGAACCAATCTTTAGTCAGATTGATCAGTTTCTTTAGAAGTATTATACCAAAAAGAAAGAGCATAACGATCTGCTCCTACTACCCTAGTAACATGGTGTTTATGCTGAGAATTAGAAAATATTAATAACTTACCTACCTTTGGTTGTACCTCAAACTCTTTAAACCCAGTATAACCTCCTTCAAAATCATCATTTAAATAAAGAAGTGCTGCAAACAAATCATAAATTCCCTGATCATCTTTAGCAGAACTATCATAATGTGGTTTCATATAAGTTCCTGGAGACCACTTAATAACTCCAACATAATCTGGATTAGCTCTGTCATCAAATAATTTACATATACGAGTTACTTTTTTAACTACTGTAGTATAAAAATCTACAGTTTCTTCCTTTGTGTTTACAAAATCTGCATGACCTTGATAGTTAGCATCATCTAACTTCTCATCTAATCTTGCATAATGAGCAGCATAATCATAATCATCTTCTTGAGGGTTTGCAATTGATGCATCAGGTGGTATGTAATCACTATCATGACCTACAGCAGTCATAGCACCACCCAAAACATCATTAGTATAGTCAATAAGTTGTTGACATTCTTCAGGAGTTATAAAATTCTCCTCAATATAAATGATTTTCTTCAAATTGTTATTGTATTAGGTGGTCCTGAGAAAGCAGGATCATTATATATTGGATTTACTGTGTCTGGTTTATAATTTGGATCAGGATAATCCTTCCAACTCTCACCTTCATACTCAGTGATTAATGGGTTAATATCCTTTCTCTCACCATATACATGATAGAAACAATCAATTGGTTTATCATCTGCCTCTGCTACAATTATTTTCTCATTATCAAATTCAACTACATTAAGATGAAAATGTCTATTACCAATAGGTTGTAACTGTACTGTAATACTATCAGCATGTACGAGATCCTTCCAATAAGAAGGTAGTTCTATAATAGTACTATCCTTCAATCTTCCTCTATAATATACTGCTACCTCTGGTCCCTCAATACATGCGTGTCTAAGTCTATGACCCTCTCCTTTACTTGGATGAACCATATCAAATGGTTTTGGTTTCTTATCTGCTTCACCAAATCTAGCAGCAAGTTTACCTTTATTACCACAGTCAACTGCACCAGTAACAAACACATCACCCTCAATATATAATACGTCCGTCTGTGGTCCTGAAATCCTAAGGGCATTTGACATTCTGCCATTGCCCTCGATTATATTATCACCTTTAACCTTTAATGATATAGGTGGCATTGTTGAATCTGGATTAAAGGTATTAGCAATCATCACGGTTGCTTCAGAGTAAGTAAACCAAGGAGCACCAATAACCATAGGTGCTTCAATATATGCACCACCTCTAATCTGACTAGGACCAATTCCTAAACAAGGTGCTGGTAGACCCTCACCTACAAATAAAGTCTTTTTACATTCTATATCTGGAAACTTCATAGTAATCCACCTTCTCGTTGTTGATCTTCTAATAATGATTCACCTTTAGATGGAAGACCTGTGGTTGCTCCATCAGCACAGTCAATCAATCCACCCCAAAAATTAAGAGTGTTCTGTCCGATAATCTCACATAATCCAGATGAAAAGAATTTAACAACAGAGTCACCATTAATTTCAACTGTTTTAGATTTTATATTGATCTTCTCATTAGAATCTAAGTTAATTATACCTTTATTCGCATGCATATCAATATCTTGTCCTTCTATTCTTACTCTACCTCTTGCTGCTCTGATAACAATATCACCTTCAGCAGCATTTAATATAAAAGCATTGTTTGTTACTGGTCTCTCTCCACAATGTATTTGATATACACCTGGACATCTATTAATAGTACCACCCTTCTGAGCACCAGAAGATATCATAGTCATATAATGCTCAACTTCCTGACCTGGAAGACCATTTCTAAGCATGATACCACTTAATTGGTTGTTCATATTAATATGACCAAACTTTAAATGACCGTAATCATTACCCAATTCTAGAGGATTATGTACTTTTATTTTTGCCATTAGTTACTCTCTATGATTCGGAACCCTTTATCTTCGTCAATAGTTCCCCTATTAACATTACCAACACAATCAACAACCCTAACAATTGGTGTTCCTGGTTCTATCTCACCCTCTGTATCGTCACCAATTCTACTAACACAGAAGATTGGATTAATAACAGCATTATAACCAGTATTTGTAGTGACATATATTTCAGGTCTCTCTGTCCATCCTTGACCAGGATTAATAATCTCAACAGTATCTAGGACTCCAAAAGGACCAAATGTTGCTTTAATTTCTGCACCACCTGTATTTGGTTCAATAACAACCTTATCAAAATTAGAATCATAATTCATACCTGCTTGTTCAATCTCTAATCCACAAAGATAAAGCATTACAGGATAACTACCAACAGTTAATGCAGGGAATGCATTAAAATCAGTCTCACCATTAGGACCTGTACCTGGAATTAAAGTTGTACCCTTCCTACGTGCAATCCTGTCTTCCATTGGTTCATCACCATCTAATGATCCAATATCACCACCACTAGTAGTAGTTGGAGTAACTTTACCACCAGGACCAATTATAGCAGATCCAATACCTGATATAACTCTATTCTCTGGTCTAAGTACTGTATCTCCTACACCACCATCAACATTAGGTGTAGTAGTATCAATTTCTGGTATCTCTACATCTGGATCAAATCGTTGCCACCTACCATCAGCTCGTTTAACGACAGTTTGATCAGCAGTTGCCCAAACTCTACCATCACCACCCATATCACCATTTGGTTGTGATGGGAATCCATATCCAGGTTCCTCAACTACAACATTATCAACACTCAATGTTGGACGACCTGTATCTGGGTTAGTTCCACCATCTGGTCTCATCCTTGGTTTAGCAAATCCACCTTTACCTTTACCACAATTATCTTTAATAGTAACAAAAGGTTCTTTTGTATAACCTAGACCTGGTGCAATAATATCAACTCCAAGAATATCACCTGCTGCACTAATAATCGCATTACCTCTAGCATGGTTTGGTGACCCCTTTGCAAGACCACCACCCCAGAAGGTTACTATTGGTGGAGCACAAAATACTGGTCCGACATTACAAGCATTAGCAGCATTTGTAGCAGAGGTTAACATATCATCTAGATTTAACCCTTTAAGAGTATCAAAATCAATTAAGTTCTTAACATCAGAAGCAAGTCCTTTTCCCTGATTTAAAATACTCTGAATATCAAATGTTGCTTCTGGTTGACCACCTGCAAATATATCCCACTCACTAGACTCTGGGCATTCTTGCTTATCATCACATAAGAAGAATCCAGCAAGTTGTGCTACAAGACCTAAAATAGAATCTGCAATGTTAAATGCTCCACCAAGGATACTTGAGAGACTACCCATAATACTATCAGTTATTGAACTTATAGTTCCTAGTAGATTACCCATTAATCCACCAATAAAATTCTCAATAGCACATGCTGGTACATTAATAAACCTATCAATCATCTTACCTAAGAAATCACCAACCATCTTAAATAAGTTCTTAGTTATCTTACTGAATAAACAGGACAATAACTCAAGAGTACCATCTTTAGCAGCTTTTACTTTATCTCGATCTATCGGAGCAACTTCATGATATAACTTCTTCGTCTCATTATTAATTGTCTCCATGACATTCTTACGTGTCTCTTTAATCATCCACTTCATACCTCTCGATACAAAGTTAGATGCAATCTCAATTTTCTTCTGAATGTACTCCTGTTTGTCACTAATCCATCCAGAGGCAGTATTCTCCCACCTTGAAAGTTGGTCTTGTGCTCTCTCAATATCCTTAATCATTCCTTTGATGGCCTTCTGCATCTGGCTCATCGGAACTTTTTCACATTCACTGGGTTGAGCAAACCCAAGTAATGGTTCTTCCTGTTGCCTTTGATCAGATATGCCCCAAACATTTGGATAGGAAAATCCTTCCATAGGTTGACCTATCCTTAAAGGTATATCAAAAGTTGCAACCAGATCTTTTTCAGTATATCCACTAAGAGGAGCAAAACCATCAGTAGTCTCTTGCTTCTTGTTTAGTTTAGTTTGTTCATTATTGGATTTTATACCAATAATAAATGCCCCTGTCTTTTCAGCAGCATTAGTCCACATACCACGAACATGAGTACCTTGAGTAACAGCAGAAGATGCACCACTTCCTTTATGTCCACTACCCAGTGTACTTCCTGGTAATTCTGCCCAGATAAGTTGATCATCTGGGTTTATATTTTTGTCAGGAGAGTTCACTCCGATAATTCTTACACGAACTCTCTGACTCCAGTTCTTTAACTCATCTGTACTAGTCAGACCTTCTTCATCTCTAGGCCAAGAATCTCTAGGTGCAACAATCCCTTCCCAAAAAGTCTTGGAAATAGATTCTGGATTAAAAAGTAAGCCTGAGTCTGCTACCATTAGTCGTCGTATACTCTACATTCAAATGAATCTGGATGATTATCACAATACACTTCTAAGTGTTGATCCTCATGTCTTGTATGCCAGTCATTAATCTTAGCACCTCCAAGATTCTCTTCATTCTCTTCATGAGCATGAAATGCATCATTATGAAGCTTTAGATCTTCCTCGGTATATTCAATCATACCATGATTAACATGTTCCTTATGATCTTTAGGATCAATGTTTGCATGACTTAAATCTTGATTTGGAATTTTAGTAGTCATATTCTTTTTAGTATATGATGTAAATATTTATCGACATTATATCAGGTTCGACCAAATGAGTCACGAACTAACCTTAGTTTGGTCAGGCAACTATCACTTGATAAATGATGACATGCGTCAGATATCATATATATGCCACTTAATTCTTTATCTGGACGTTCTGTTTTATCAGTAGTCTGTGATGGTAAATCAATCTTAATTAATTCACCTACTCTTAAACTCAAATCACCAGGAATTTTTATTGTTACTACAATAGTAAACAGTTTATTATAACGCATAGCAGCCTGCATGAATACATTCTTTGAATCAATATTTTCATCCTGAGATTTCTCAACCTGTTCATCAACATCACCATCAGGCATTTCACCAATATCAAGTCTTCTAAAGAATCTCCTAGATTCTAATCCATAATCTTGAATGAACTCCTCAGCCATAAGAGGTAAATCTTTACCACCCAATAAATCTTGAGCAACGTTCTCTACTACTTTTGCTGCTGTATCAAAAATATCAGTAAAAGGATTATATGTCTCCATCTTAGACCCATATGTTCCAGTTAATAAATTCTTTTTAACGTTAATAGTACCTTTGGAATTATATTCAAGTATCTTGGCATCATATCCTTCAGGAAGAGATGTACTTGAGTTGTATACAAAACTCTTAAAAGGTTCTTGTTTGAATAAAACATCAATTGCTTTAAACCTAAACCCATCATAATTCTCGTAGAAAAAATATCCTGCTGATTCTGATGCTTCTTCACTAACAGATAATCTAGCAACTTCTGTCATTAATTTAATAGGTTTTTTACCCTGACCCATAAAATTATACTTATTCTTCGTAGTATCACCTTCATATTCTTTTTTAGATTTTAAAAACTCACTTAATATATTACCAACAGATTCAGATATCTCACCATCATACCTAGCATATACCTCAGTACCACAAAGGTCATTTGCAAGGAACTCTTTAGATACCAAATCAATAGTATATGTTGCTCTTTCTGTATGTGATGTTACATTACGGATCTCAGAGATCCACATAGCATTATCACCTTCAAATTTTAATTTATTATCTTGATTATCTTCAAAAACTAATTCTACTTTCTCAAACCCATTTAATTGTAAACCAGATATCGCAGTATTACCTTCTTCACCTTGACCAGTATCAACTACTGTTATTGTAAAACGAACTGTACTATCAAGAATACTCTCATAATAATTGAACATCACAATACCTGCAGAGATATCCATCTTCTTACCTTCATCTCTGTTAGATGTTATCTCGCATTTGATGATATCACCAGATGTGAGAAGACTATTTGCTGTTACTACTGACATTATGCTAGTGCTGCCTCCATCCTGTTATCTATAGTAGCATTACTAGATGTTCCTCCTCCAGAAGATCCATCTCCACCACCAGTTGGGACATTCTTTTCGACTATCTTATTTATTTTAACAATCTCGACTGTTCCACCTTCATAAGATGCTTCTTCTGATACTGCTGCTACATCACCACTTAGACTAATTCTCTCAACTGTAAAGTTGAGTTTTTTAACCTTCTTAGCTTCCTTCAGTTCAGCTTTAAGTTT